TGACAGGAATTTGGTTAGGAAAGAGTTGAGTAAAAGAGAAACCTTTAAGATAAAAAAAAGATATGAGCAAATTCACAATAAACCTCTTTTAAAGGAGGATGAGGAAAACTTGGAAAAATACTATTTTGATTCGACATCTAAATATTATCCGTCCATGAAACCAAGACAAAAGGTTATGGAAACATTACTGGAGATAATTGAAACAAAAAATATTAGTAGAACAATAGAATTGGCTGATTGGTTTGTAAAAAATGAAAACGCAAATGTTCTTGCTGATATTTGTATAAAGTCTCAATATGGTTCAAAGAGGGAGTTTTATGTTGTTAATGTGGGTGCTAAAGCTTTAGCAAGGTGTGGTGAGAATTTCTTCAAAGAGTTGTGTAAAAATTCTCCAAATGAAGCAATATCCATCCCTGGTGATTTAAAATTGTTGAAAATGCAAAGTATGCTTGATAATGCTTATTTTGACATGATATCAAATAAAAAGAAATTAAAATTTGTGAATGGAGATTGTACAAAATGGTCTGCAGCTGAAACTATGTCATCTTTTATATCAATGACATATGGATTAGAGGAATATCTTCCACCAAAAATGTTTCAATTACTGAAATTGTTATTTTCGACTTGGGCTTCCAAGGAAATACAGGTACCGATTTCAATCTTGAATAAAAACATAAAAACGGATAAAACTGGTTATTTTAACTATTTAAGAGATGGTAAATTCAAAAGTACTCATAATTTTCTGCAGGGAATGTTTAATTATTCATCATCCTATAAGGCAGTTTGTTGTTCCAATTTTACATTCTTTGTCTGGAAAAAATTATATCCTGATAGCGAATTGATAATGTATCACATGGAGCATTCCGATGATTATGTTCTGATCTTATTATATGATGATGAAAAGGAATTTGAGAAATTTAGAGTACTTCATAAGATTATGATGAAATTACATGGTTTCAATGATAGTGATAGGAAAACTAGTTGTCAATCCTTTTTAATGGAGTTTGTTTCTTTAATGTCCTATAATGGTACCATGTTGTATCCTCAGATTAAAAAATCAAAAGAGGTGAACTTAAATTTACCTTGTACTGGTTATCGCTCTGATATGGAAGCTGCCTTATCCAGGATAGGAGAATGCATGAGAATTGGTTGTAATCAGAGTTTTCTTTATTTTATGCAGAAATTACATGGTTTATGTGTGGCTGATGCTTATTCAATTTTACCTGATATGAGAAATAACCTAAACAGGGACATAAGAACCTTGTATAACACACCCATAGAGTTATTTGGTCTTTCAAACACCTTACCAATGTTTTCACTATTTTGTAAAGGTAATGTTAATAATTATAGATTATTTCATTATGGTGACGACATTAATAGAAGACAACTGATATCATTATATCTAATTGGCAAAAAAATTAATGAGTTGAGTGAATACAGTGAGGAGAATCTAGATTATTCCTACAGTTTTTATAATCCTAGATATTATTATGAGTACGATAGTAATGTTATATTTAATATTAGAAATAATTTGAATATAACATATGAAGAGATAACACAATTCTGGAAGGACCACATATCTTACAAGTTAATAAA